AACTACGACTACGCCGCTACGGGTGCCAACAAAACGGCTGACCACACGGCTCTGATCCGTGGTCGCGCACTGTTCGGAGATGCTTTCGGTCGCATTCGCGGCTGGGGCATGAACGGTGCTACCTTCCACGATCTGGTTGAAGCACAGCTCTCTGTTGCCTCTGGCAATGTTGGTGACTTCGCAGTGTACGAAGGACAGGCTGGTACGCTTGGCCTCCCTGCTTTCGTCTCTGACGCTCCGGGCTTCACCACCTCTGGAACGCCTGACACCTACCACATCCTTGGCCTCGTGCCTAACGCTGCCGTCCTGACGGTATCGGAAGCACCGTACATGGCTACGGATGAGACGATCCTCAAAGAAAACATCCTCTACGCCTTCCAAGGTGAGTATGCTTTCAACTTGGAGATCAAAGGCTACCAGTGGGATACCGCCAACGGTGGTACCAACCCTGACGGAACGGCTATCGCAACTGGTACCAACTGGGACAAAGTTGTTGCTGACAACAAGGATACGGCTGGAGTCATTATTGACGTAGACGCTGAATAATCCAATGGTGACGGAGCGGGGGGCTTTCGGGCCTCCCGCACCCGATCCTTAAAACCATACTGACATGGGTTCTTGGGCCGACCTTACTCTTGCTGATGCTACGCTGAAAGGCATTGCTCCCGTTGACATGGTTGACGGGAACTTTGGCATTTTTGACACCGACATCAACGAGACGAACAGGCTCAACGAAGCCAAGCAGTATATTGAGATGCGTATTGTTGCGAACGATGCTCTTTTCGCGGAACGTGCAGACGGCCCGCAGGAGATCATGGACGCAGCGGTAGACATCAACAAGACATACATTGACAACCTGATCCAGCGAATGATCGGTTACAAGTATGTACAGGCTTTTTACGAGACGGAGGCGATGGGCGGCAACAGCCTATTCCTGACTCGCGCTGAGATGATGGAGTTTCGCTTCAATGAGACCTTTACTGCTCTTATGCGCGTCTTGATGCGTGACCCCGACTTCTTTGACCAGCTTGACGGCACTACCGACGAGGACTTAGCTGCCTTTGAGGGTCCACGCAACTGGGTGGGCTAATGGTCGCACCGAACCTGTTTGGTCAGCTGGACAAGATCATTAAGTCTGTTGCACCAGCTGCGGTTAACTACGGAAAGGAGATCGCCAACCACGTTCGCAATAGGACGAGGAATCAAGGCGTTACCATGTATGGCAACCAATTTAAGCCATACAGCTCTGCTTATGCAGCGAGAAAGAAGGGCGGAAGAGTTGCGCCCGTTACGCTTACTGACACCAAAAGGATGCTTGACAGCATCAAGGTTCGCAATGAACAGGCTGTCCTTGATTCTAATGGTAAGCTTGAGATAGAGGTTGGCCCCGTTGGTGTAGAGAATATCCGAATTGCACAAAATCACCAGTTTGGCATTGGTGTGCCAACCCGTCCTTTTATGGGGGTTACGCCAGAAGAGCAGAAACAACTGCTGCGCGTGTTTGACGGCGCTATGTATCGCCCCATGAGTACCAACGACGAGATTATATACAAAATATAATGGCCTACCACAGCACACAGGAAGTATTAGATGCCATCCACGGCCAAGTAGAGAAAACACTTGGTGACGCGGTGGACTCTGTTGTGCAGTTTCATGGCACTTTGGATCAGGCCATTGACTCACACTTCGGCCAGAGTGCTGGCACAGGTGTTCACAGCATTGTAGTGGTTAGCCTTACAGAGGGCACACCTGGTGTTGTAACAGGCTCTGGCATTCCGCTGTACATGGAAGAGATCGTCAACGTCCACGTTGTTACACGGGGGCGCAGAGGCGACTACAAAGGAATGTCCAGCCGACTTATTGAAATTGCTGACGCTTTAACATTTGATCTGTTTGATCAGGACAATAAGCATCAGGATGTGTTGGATCGCGTAGCGGCACACAACTTTGTGTCACGCCGTGCAAGACCGACCAACGACCCGAACGCTATGGCGTTCTTAGTTACATGGAATATCAAGCCCCGGAGGGCAGACTAATGACCGTAACTACCACAAACTTTATGGTGATTGAAGGGGTGCGTGTGCCGATTGGCAGTACGCTTACCGTGGACAAATCGTACAAGGGTACGGTAGACATGATCGGCAAGAGGATCAGTAAAGCAACATACGATAAACACTTCAAGCCGGAGCCAAAACCGAAGGCCAAGGCAGAAACCAAAACCGAAAAAGAGGACTAAACTATGGCTTGGTCAGTAGGACCCGGTGAACTCACCTCCATTGCCTTCGGCGGAAACACAATTACGTCGGAGTTTCTGGAAGGATACTCGCTCACCACAGAAAAAGACAGCTACGACGCAGCGATTGGTCATTCCGTAGATCGTGGATCTATGAGCAAGACCCTATCGGTCAATGCTTTTGATGTATCCGCTATTAATGCGATCCACACATTGATGACTGCCCGCACGGAATCTACCGTCACAGTCACATATCAGGATGCACAGACCCAAGCACTCAACGAGTGCATCATTCGTGTCACACCAATTCTAAACAATGTCAGCGATGTTGCCAAGGTATGGGTGGCAACGGCAGGTGCGTCAACGACAGACTTGGTTGCGGGCGGGACATGGCAGGATGCTGGCGTAACGATTGATGTGCCAACGATCTCATTCTCATTTCCATTTGACGGAACAGATGGCCTTGGCCGTCCCTACTTCTCCTCCTGTGCAATGGAGGTAGAGTTTATGATTCCCGATGACTATGCAAATGAGTTTACAGACAAGGCCACACATGACATTGCATTTGCATTGCCAGATGGAAACTTTCAGGTCATGAAGGGTGGCCGTGTATATGTAAACTATGCAGACGACGATGGCTCTATGCCCCGTGCATCTCGCGTAGTATACCGCGCCGTTGGTGACTCTTGGAGTGACATTCTTGCATTTACTGATGGTGCCAGCAGCTCAACGATTGATGTTGACTTTGCTGATACCATAGTTGCAAGTGATCCGCGCCTTGATTACATCCACGGCATTCTTATTGAGGCTGTTGGTCGCGGATATGATGAGGCAGACGTAACCACATTCTAAACAACTAAAGAGGGATCATGGCTAAGATTGACATCAATACAGTCATTAACGGGGAATACGAAGTAGCAGTGGGGAATGAGTATGAGGTGGCTCCTGGGAAATGGGGCCGCCTCAAACCCCCTACTGCTGAGCTTCAGGAACGAGTTATGAAGATGGCCGAAGAAGAGGGCATGACCGACCTCAAGGTCTGCCGCGAAGTATTGGCTGGACTACCTGACTTTTCTGAGGACAACGTAATTACGGGTATGCCGACAAAGGTGGTACAGGATTTTTTTACGTTAGTACTGAGGATCGTCAAGAGGCTGACGGGAGACTCAGCCTTATCCGAGGCTTCAGCGACCCTAAAAGCCGAGTCGTAGAAGCGGGCTGGTCCCGCAAGTTCATGCGCGAGACTGACGCATGGACCATTATATGCCTTGAATTAGCCTCAGATGACCCTGTAAGGTCAAAGGCTATCAAGGAGCATTGCACGTACACGGAAATCGCCGTGGCTTGGCAGAACAATCGCCGCAAGACTGAGGGCGTCGGCTATAAAATCAAGGAAAAGTAATGGCTCAGCAGGACGTAACCATTAAGATCACAACTGATGCCTCTCAAGCAGTAAGAAGCATTAAGGGGTTACAAACTGCTCTGGGCAAGCTATCAAATCAGTCGGGTGCGTCTACCAAAGACATTGATAGCGTAAACCATATTGTGACGCAGTCTGGCATATTGCTTCCGGTTGCATCTGATGCCGCAAAACAATATGCATCGGCACTCAGGGAGGTAGAGAGTGCAGCACAGGAAACTGCATCCCAGACAGATAACGCAAACAAAGCCACAAAAGACAGCAATAATTCCCTTCACAATAGCAAAAAGGTTGCTACCGGGGCAAACTTTGCCGTTTTGTCGCTGTCTCAGACAATTCAAGACTCCGCACAATTTAGTCTTGGTGCAGCTCAGGGTTTCCGGGCAATTAACAACAACATCCAAGTGATGTCTCAGTCGCTTCTGTTTGCAGCAGACGCGGCAAGGAAAAGTGGTGAATCACTACGCGGAGCAATCAAGGGGGCATTAAAGGGTCCTGGAGGAGTGCTGTTATTAATTTCTGCTGCAACTGCTGCAATAGAGTTCTTTGGCAATATGTTTGGCATGGCTGCAAAGGCAGCCAACGCTGCGGCAGAAGAAGTAAAAAATGCCTCTGCCGTTTTCAATCCATTTGTAAAACTTGGGTTTGAATCATCTGAGGCATTAATTCAATTTAGCGAGGTTCTTGCTGCATTTAGGAAACAGGACTACCACACAATCTTTGCCCTGATAGGGAGAGATGTAAGGGGTCTTCATTCGCAACTTGTACAGTCAGGGCTTGGACTGAGAAAAAGCAAACTAATCTTTGGTTCTTGGCTGGCAACTATTAAAGATTCAAATCCGGCACTTGAGGAACTTGTTGATGACCTTGAAGACCAAGCAGAGAAGGCTAAAGCCGTAGAAGATATGTGGACGCTTCTCAATGCTATTTATGGAAAAGCGGTACTAAGAGCGCAAAGGCTTGCATTTGATTCAGAACAGCTGAATAAGCAAATTGACGAGCAGGAATACCAACTCTACAAACTATTAAATACATGGCGACAGCTTGGTCGCCTTGATCTTGTCAATGAGCAAATAAAGCTCCTTGATCAAGCAAGAACAGTTTCCCAAGGAGTTTCTGCCGAATATGACCTCAGCTCTGATACTATTGAGAGGTTAATTGGTGTAAGGTCAGATTTACTTCGTCTTACTGTTGGCGAGACAGCAGAAAACAGGGTCTTGGCAGAATCCATTCAGAGGCAGAATGCGGCACTTGGTGAACTTGTATTAACGTTTGAAACTTTATTTTCCGCAAGAGATGGACTGGCGGGAGAAAATCCTTTTGTATTTATAGAGGAGGGGGGCATAGAGCAGACTGCTGGAATTGTGGCCTTAACAAGACAGTTTCAAATGATGCAGGGTGCTGTTGCTGCTTTGCAACGGGGCGGACTTGGAGAAGAAGGTGGTCTTTTATACGGTATAATCGGAAGCCCAGAAGAGCTTGCGGCACTTCGTATTGAACTTCATAATCTCGGCCTTGAAATAGATGATCTAAGCGGCACAAAGCTATATGAGTTGGGTCTTGCTCTGACGGAAGCATTTGAGACATTCAAGAGTGATGTTTTTGTTGAGTTTGCTACAAACCTTGGCAATGGTGTCAGCCTGATAGACTCAGCAGCTGGGGCATTGCTTGGTAGCCTTGGCACGATGGCCGTAGAGATGGGCAAAGCGCTTATTGCCTTTGGCGTTGCGGGAAAAGCAATAGAGAGTTTTATAAAAAATCCTAATCTTGCTATTATTGCAGGTGCAGCACTTGTTGCCGTTGGGACAGCACTCAAGAACAGGGCATCTCAGATTGTCAAAAGGAATACGGCAGGAAAAAGTGGATCTTCTGCGTCATCATCAGCCATATCAAGGCCAAACTTTACTATGCCTAATCCGCTGACAAGCCCAGCATCATTCAACTCGCAGGGTATGTTTCCAGCAACAAGCAATGCCCCTTCATTCAGTGGCAGGTTTGTTGCAAGCGGACGCGATCTTGTGGCTGTTGTCAATGCAGAGACAGAAACCCGTCAGGAGTTTGGATTTACTCGCAACCTTGTAATTGGGGGATAGATGGCATTAGTAGCTGTATACAAGAATCCGGGAAACTACTTTGTTTCTGAGGGTGGCAATCGCTACAAGTGGGAGATCCTTGAGGAGGGAGGCACCTTCGCCTCTACACTTGAGGCGGCTGGGCGTGATTTTATGCAGACATCATGGAGTATGTCTGACAAGGATGAGTACAGCCCATTCTTAATTAGTGAGACAAGCATCTCACTATATGACAATGCCAGCGGAGAACTGTACAGCGATATGGTGTCGCTGCTATCCTCCAATCAGGAGGATAAGTATATCCTCCGCATTACGCTTGTTCGTGAGAAGGGTGCTGCCAGTGATGTCAATACGGTTAAGTGGATCGGCTACATCAAGCGAGGTCAAGTCAGCAAGGACGAGGATGGCAATGCAGTAATCAAGCTGTCTGCAACAGACGGCATTGATATGCTAAACCGTAAGACGTTTTCCTCTACGGCATCATCTATCCTTGGCGAGTATGAGGAGCTTTATACGGGGCGTGTAACATACACCTCTGCAATGGCTACGGCTCTTGACAAGATGGGGCTGGACCTTGACCTATATATTACGTCGTCTCATTATCCAAGAGTTAGCGGCGCCCAGCTTGCTGCAACTGACAATCCGTGGGACAATGTATATGTTGACAGAGAGGGGTATAGGGAGCGGGCAAAGAAGGATGGGGAGTCTGATCGCCCCATAAAGTCCATTGATGTGGCAAGGGACATCCTCACTGTATGGGGCTGCATCATGTTCCAATGGGATGGGGCATGGCACATCTTGCAGGTTAACAAGCGTGGAGACAATTCCATCCGTAGGTGGCACTATGACTACCAGGGGTCAGCGCAGTCTCCTGCCTACGAGGATGTTACTGCTCATGTTATTACGCCAGGAACTGAATCGGTAGAGCGCACTCGCGGCACACTATCGCAGCTTCCGCAGTATGATGCCGTTCGGGTAAACTTTCAGCATGGCGAATACAAGTTCATGCCGAACCCCGGCTTTGACATCAAGAGCAGCCAATTCTTTGATTATGACCCGGATGATTGGACTATTGTTGGTCCTGCTGGCGGCCGCTATGAGAACAATGGCAACGGAGATGGGCAGTTTGTGTCAACCGTTGTACAGGCGCTGTCTACGCTTATTGATCCCGGCATTATGCCAACAGTAGTCTCTGGTAATGGTGCCGGATCAGTTGAGGAGTTTGTACAGGACTACTGTGATGCGTCTACTGGCAGCAGTGATCTTAGTACCATTAAGATTATTGCTACATCAACTGCAAACCCAAGCGGAACACTTACGTCTGCCACAATTAGTGCATATGATGGAAACTTCCTTCCCGCTGGCACGACGATCTTCCTCCGAGATGCAACACAGTACCGTACCACTACGCTGACATCGCGCCTTGCACCGGGAGACGAAGAGATAATTTTTTCCTCTACTGCTGGAGTAATCCTGTTGCAGGATATACGGGCTAAGTTGGGAGGGTATGCCTATTCCGCGTCGCGTGTTGACGTTGCTGAAGATCAGCGCGTTTCATTCTCATTTTCTTTCCTGCCAACAGCAAATGGCGATAGTGCGTCTGGGCGATGGTTCAATATTGGAACTGGTGGCGGCGGGACAGTATATACGCAGGTAAAGTTAACTGGCTCATCCTCAACATACTATCTTAAAAAGGTATCCACTGGCATATATCAATGGTCAACAACGCTTCATTGGATGCCATTCAGGATAACAGATAGCGACACGCACAGTATATCTGGCTTTGTATTTCAAAAGACACCCATAGGCGGCACAATAACAACCACCGTCGGTCCTGCAATATGGAATTTCGTTAAGATAAGTCCATCAGCAGCAGTTAACTACCCGGTAAATGAGGTTCGTTGGGACAATGTTGATGTCAAGCCGATTCTTACTGGCAATAATCCAAACGCAGATTCTACCAGTACGGTTACATATGATTCTACGCAGACCACAGAGGTAGCCAGGATTCGTGACCAAGGGGTATTCGTAGGGGACTCGCCGTACAATCCATCTCAGTTTGGTATGTCGCTGGACTCAGACGGCCTTGTGGGCACCTCTGATTGGGAGGAGGCACCAATTACTGGTGCAGAAAGCAATGTGTCGCATGAGTCTCTTCTTGGCAAAGTGATGCTTCGCTCTATGCGCTCGCCAAGGGAGACTCACGCCGCGACATACTTTGGCCTTGAGTCAAGTGGTGTGCCTATCCTTGCAAGCCCTTGGCACGTTCTATCTCGCTCTGGAAGCGAGTACGCTCCAATGGATGTATCTCTGTCATGGAACAGGGACACCAGTGACGGCACATGGTACAAGGTAACTGAGTCGGGATACTTTGATACGAGCAACATTATTAAAAATGGTGCTGGCTTTGTTGGCTCACGCGGCGGCGTTGGAGAGTCAACGGCATCATTCTTCAATAACATTGGCAACTCACTATTTGCTGATGGCTCAACAACAATTACAAGGACAACGGCAACGATTAGTGCTGGTACCGTTACGTCTATATCTGTTGAGTCTATTACAGAGCCAATCTTCAAGGATGGCGATTTGATTGCCATTATGGGGCCAGACTTGTCCTTTGTACAGGCCCGGATCTCTGCCGATCAGGATGCCCTTGCCACAACGCTATCTATTGAGGACAAGGATAGCCCCGGTACTGGTGTTTCGTTTGCCGAAGATATGCCAGCTCCCGCTGGTATCTACTTCCTTGAGCAGGAGCTGCTAACCCTTGCCCGCCTTGGTGAGCAGGGCTTTGCTGTAACTGTCCTTGGTGAGAATCTTGGCACGATCAACGAAACCAAGTCTGGCTCATACACTACACTGGCTGTTACCAACTGGGGCATCAGCGTTGCAGTAGATACAGATATATATATAGCGCAGAGTGATGGCACACTCCAAGTCGTTACTCTTGCTGCCGCTGCTCCTCGTGGCTCAACAAGCATTTCATTCTATGAGCAGGGTGGAGAGATAAATGATGCCGTTACGATTGACGTAACGACTGGCGATCCAGTCAAGCCAACAGGTGCCGTCAACCGTGCAGACTTCCAAGTCACGGCTGACGCTATTACGTCCTACTTGGGCAACCCCGGCGACATCATCGCTACGCTTTCTGCCGACTCTACGTGGGACGGCACGAGGACAACATTGCCATGCTCTGGCGGCACCTCAGAGGATCTTAAGGCCAAAGATCCTATCCTGATCTATACGCAGCTTGGTAGCGTTGTCAAGGGGATTGTAAATGTAGATACTGCATCTGGTGCGACATCCATTGTTCTTAGCTCTGCCAGCGGCAACCTTACTGCATCAGCAAAGAGTGGCGACAAGGTTGTAGCGGGCAGCGTTACAGGCCTCCGCATTGACATGGATGGGATTGAGGTGCGGGCAGATGAGCTGCGCTCCAGTAATTACTCTACTGGGAGCAATGGCTGGCTTATTGAGGGCAACGGAGATGCAGAGTTTAACAGCCTTACTGTTCGTGGCAGTGGCCTAACAAATACTGGCGATGTACAGCGGAGTGCATCTGCTCCTAACTCGCGGTCTGACAATAGCACACTTGTAACGGGCGACGTATGGATTGACACAAGTGATGGGGATAGGCCATACGTTTGGGATGGCAACTCTTGGGAGAGAACTACCACTACTATTGATGGCGCAGAGATTACGACTGGCACTATCAATGCAAGCCGCATCAGCATTGGGTCTGGGACCACATATGCCGAGGGCTATGACCCGATAAACAAAAGTGCTGTTATTCGCGGTGCTACCGCCCCGACAACAAGGCTTCCAGAGGGAACCGGAGAGACATTGCGAACGGGCGATACATGGATTGATACTGACGATGGAAGTAGGCCATACACATGGACCGGATCGTCATGGCTTAAGGCTTATACAGAGATCACAGGCGGCGATATAACGACCGGAACGATTACTGCTGATAACATTGCCGCTGGTACTATTACTGCTACTGAAATTTCCGCTGGTACCATTACTGCTGCTCAAATTGCCGCTGGTACCATTACTGCTACCGAAATTGCAGCTGGCACTATTACTGGCAGCGAAATTAACTCTACGACAACCATAACCGCTGGCACGGGAAACAACGTTGGTGTCCTTGACGGCGCTCATGCAACGTACAGGATCTACGCTGGAAATGCTACGGCCGCAAGCGCTCCATTCCGTGTAACGCAAGGGGGTGCATTGACCGCAACCGATGCAACCATCAGCGGGTCATTTAATGTTTCTACTGACATCACCATTGATTCAAGCGGAATCCTTGTTGCATCAGGATCTGGAAATGTCAATAAGATTCGCTGGAGTGATGGTGGATACATAGAAAGTGGTGGTGGGCCGGGTGTAATGACAATATCCCCAAGTACATCACTTGGGATTGTTGCAAGTGGCGGAACGCTGTTTAATCCCGGAAACATTAGGCTTGTAAACACAACCGCCCCGGCAGGGCAAGCAAGCACCGCAAGTATATATTCCGTTTCTGGTGATCTGTATACAAAAAATGGCACTGGAACCGGATATAAGATACTGACAGCCGAGTCTGGTCAGACAACAACATTTAATGACACGGAATTTCAGACGGTAGACGGCGGAACGCAAACTGAGTATCGCCAGAGAACAATTACCGTGACCAACGGACAGATAACAGCAGTAGGAGGATTCGGAGCATGGACAGCAGTAGTAGTAAATTAGCACTGATATTTATTTGCGTATTGATGCTTTTAGGGTGCAGAGACATCATTGTAAATGTGCCAAGCGACGATAGCCCGGCCACAGCTATTAGCGGATTGTGGGGAGGCGAATTTGGCACATACGACTCCAATTGGGATGAGACAACTGTCCCAGAGGACATACGGCGCAGGGATAGCATACGCCTGAGCATTGGCAATACAGATGACAACTATGCGGTTCATGGTGTATGGACCATCTCTGTATACAGTTACATTGAGCAGGGATTTTCAACGGCATCATATCCCTTTTCGTCAAGCATGATTGATACAGGCAGTGGCATCTATTCTATGCGGCTATATGTCAATCAAGGAAGTGCGATATATGAGATGTGGAATGAAGGTGATGCTTTGATTGTAAGAAGGCCAGACATGGGCTATACCCACAGCCTAAGCAGGATAACATCCTAAACTAAATTTTCACATTTTATTGCGCCGTGTTTAGTCGGTGCAGTACCTTAAGAGATCATGGCACAGAAACGAGTAACAGTTATCGGCCCCCTTGTCCAGCGTACCAATCAAGGTATTACGCTGACGAAGAATAGTGCCTATACACAGGCATCAACAGATGGGAATACCATCACGGCCTACCTCTATGATGAGGACTCGTTTGAGACTATGACAGGTGGTGTAAATGTTACTGTTGGCTCACCGACTGGTGCAGCCGCTGATACAGACATTTCTTTTGAGATTGATACGGCAACAGGGATCACGCTGAGTAAGCGAACAGAGCGATGGGCATTGCACGTAGTGGATAGCGATGGCAACCAGCTTGTGCCAAATAAGGCGACTGGTGATGCTGTATTTCTGCTACTGCAAAAAGCACCAGCCTAATGGCTTATAGCGAGGAGACATATGCCGCTGATGTGCTGCTAACGCAGTACGCCAGTGACGTAGATGCAGGTCAGTACGCTGCTGATCTGGGCATCTCCGAATATGCAGCGAACCTTTCCCTGACTCAGTATGCGGCCAACGTGGACATTACCATGTACGCCGCTGACATCAGAATTGAGAGTGCTGAGTCGCTGTACTGGATGCTATTTGAGGACGGCGAGACGATGCTGTACGAGGATGGCGAAATCATGAAATTTGAGGTCAACTAATGGCTCGTAAGTGGACAGATGCGGCTGTTGCAACAGGAACGTCAGTAGCGGCTGGCGATCTCATCCTGACTGTATCTGACCCGACTGGTACGCCCGTATCTAAGAAGATCACGGTGCAGAACCTCATGGACTCCGATTCTGTCCGTGAGGCTATCAGAGATCACTTAGGAGACGTTGTAATTCAGGGCGGTGCTAACGTCACGGTCACGCATGACGACCCTTCTGACACCATTACAGTGGCTGTCATAAGCCTTGACGGTGCGGTCATTGGATCTGCTACTGCGGCTGCGGCAACCTTTACGGATCTGACCTTTACTGGCACCCTTACAGGCGATGTCGCTGCGTCTAATGTGACGAGCGGCACCTTTGCCGATGCACGGATCGCTGAGAGCAATGTTACTCAGCACCAAGGTGCTTTGTCTATTACCGAGTCGCAGATTTCCGACTTTGGTACGTATGCCAATGCAGTGCATACTCATGCCGCAAGTGACATTACGAGCGGAACCCTTGCCGATGCACAGATTGCTCAGTCAAACGTAACACAGCATCAGGCAGCACTATCTATTACCGAGTCACAAATATCTGACTTCGGCACCTATGCAACGGCAGCCACACTTACGGCACACACAGGAGATACTGACAACCCGCACAGCGTAACAGCTACGCAGGTGGGTCTTGGCAACGTAGAGAACACAGCTCTTAGCACATGGGCAGGAAGCACCAACCTAACGACGTTAGGGACTATAACGACTGGTACTTGGAACGGGGATACCATTGCCTCTGCCTACATAGGAAGCCACACCCATGCAGCTTCAGATGTGACATCTGGGACGTTTGCGGATGCGAGGATTGCAGAGACAAGCGTAACGCAGCACGAGGCGGCACTCAGCATTACAGAGAGTCAGATTAGCGACTTCGGGTCGTATCAGCCTCTTGATAGCGGCCTGACCTCTATTGCTGGTTTGACCACCATTGCAGACAAGATTCTGTACACCACAGCATCTGATACGTATGCAACGACTACCCTGACCTCCTTTGCCCGCTCCATCCTTGATGATGCAGATGCGGCTACCGTCAGGACTACGATTGGCGTAGATGCCGCTGGCACCGACAACTCTACTGACGTTACTCTTGCTGGCTCATACGACTATCTGACGTTATCGGGTCAGCAGATTACGCTTGGGCAGATTGACCTCAGCACAGATGTAACTGGTACACTTGGCGACGGAAATGTTGCTGAGTCTAATGTTACACAGCACGAGGCTGCCCTGACGATTACAGAGAGCCAAATCTCTGACCTTGCCCACTATACGGACTCCGATGCAAGAACGGCGGTTAGCCTGACGACAACCAACTCGTCTGAGCTGTCCTATGACAGCGGCACTGGTGTTTTTTCGTATGTGTCACCAACCACGGTCGCAGATGCAAACTCTGTTACCCTTGAAGTGCGAAATACAACAGGCTCTACCATTGCTAAGGGTGCCGCTGTTTATATAAGCGGTCACAATGGGAACAAGATTCTGATTGATCTTGCTGACGCTGATGCAAGTGGCAAGTACCCCGCCATTGGCCTTGCGGCTGGAGCCATTGCAAATAACAGCGATGGAGAGGTAACGGTATACGGCGAGCTTGCTGGTATAGACACCAGCTCTTACAGCGTTGGTGACGTTCTATATCTTTCGTCAACGGCTGGTGTGCTTACAAACACGCGCCCAACGTCAAATGCTGACGCGGTACAGAACATTGGTAAGGTTGCCCGCTCTGACAGCAATGGCATTATCATTGTATCTGGCTCTGGTCGCGCCAATGACATTCCTAATCTTACGGATACGCACGTATTCATAGGTGGCTCATCTGGCAATGAGGAGCGAGCATTGGCTGCGGGTGACATTCTTAGCGGCACGTTCGCTGACGCTCGTATCTCTGAGTCAAGCGTCACACAGCATCAGTCCACTCTCTCTATCACTGAATCCCAGATAAGCGACTTTGGCACGTACCAAACGCAGGATGCAGGTCTTACGTCTATCGCTGGCCTCACGACGGCGGCAGATAAGATGCTGTACACAACGGCATCAGACACCTACGCAGTCACAGACCTAACGTCTTTTGCCCGTAGCATCCTTGATGATGCTGACGCTGCTACTGTTCGCACAACAATTGGCGTAGATGCCGCAGGGACGGATAATAGCACCGATGTCACCCTTGCCGGGGCATATGACTACTTAACGCTTAGTGGTCAGCAGATTACGCTGGGGCAAGTAGACCTTACTACTGACGTTACCGGAACACTGCCTATTGGCAACGGCGGTACAGGTGCCACGACTGCCGCTGCCGCACGGACTGCCTTGGATGTAGATCAGGCAGGAACAGACAATAGTACTGACGTTACGCTTGCTACCGTATCGGGCAACTACCTGAGCATCACAGGCCAAGAGATTACTGCAGGAACGGTACCTATCTCTCTTGGTGGCACGGGTGCTACCACAGCGGCTGGTGCAAGGACTGCGCTTGACGTTGATCAGGCAGGTACCGACAACTCCACTGATGTAACGATTGCTGCGGGACTTGACT